ACTTTGATCTGATATGTGGTGGGCGGCGCTCTTTGCCTTGTGATCTGGCGTCAGTACAAGGTGTGGTGGGTGTAAAATTTGAGGAGGCTTTCATGAAGAAATTATTAGCCGCTATGATGGTTCTGTTATTGGCAGGATGCGTAACTACGGATGATTCAGTCAGAGGTAGGCCCGCGGACCCGGTTCGAGACGCTGACTATTATAAATACTCGTCGGAAGTTGGTAAGACTTTTTGGGTTGAGAAATATACACCTATTTCAGTTGTTAGGCAAAAATCATATCCTTTTCCAGAGGATGAGATAGCTAAGATTGATGTTGATAGTGGGCCTGTGAAATTTGAACGCCTGGATGTTTTTAGTAAGAATTTTTATTACTATTATGTCACGTGGAGTGGTGGGTCTGGCTGGGTGGATGCGGCAAGGCTTTATAGAGTCGTGTTGAGGGACAAGCCTCGTATCGAGAAACGGGTCGGTGGTCCTGTCAAAGTTGGAATGACGAAGCAGCAGGTCATCGACAGCAGCCTTGGTCTGCCTGACAGCGTAAAGTCATGGACCGGTAAGGGTTATATCATCGAGCACTGGTCGTACGGGGGCAAGGATGACGAAGTTATCTTCTTTGAGAATGGAATTGTGACGGTGATCAAGAGAAATTAACGGATCATCTCATTTATGGAAATGACAATGGCGCCAGAAATGGCGCCATTTTTTTTGGGATTGCGGAGGCGGTTATGAGTGACGACGTAATCATTACATTTGGCGCCAATGCGGATGAACTGATGTCCGCACTGGAGCAGATCTCCAGCCAGACTGGCGGAGTATCCGAGACGACAAAAAATCTGAGCAGCGTGACGCAGGGGCAAACGGAAGCCATGGAAGGCTTGGGGGCTGCCTATGTTCAAACCGCGAATGCCGCTCAGGAGAGCCAGCAGGCCGATGAGGCCGCAGCCCAGAAAAAGCAGGCCGACGTTACGAAGTTGATCGAGCTTAGAAAAGAGCTTAGTAAACAAACGGATAAAGATTCTGAAAAACTCGAAAATCTTAAGGTTGATAACGGTGAAGTTTCAAAATTAGAAAAGATGAATGATGACCTAACGCGGATCAATGATCATACGAAGTCTTTGTCAGATGGTTTTAAGGCGGTGGGGGCGTCCGAGGGAGAAATAGAAAAAATAACGGATGATGCTAATAAAAAAATACAAATCCTGAATGAGGAGTCAGCCAAGCAGGCGGCGGCATCCTGGCAGAGCGCCCTCAGGCCGATCGGCAATGCCTTCGATTCGACGATCAGTAGCATGATGTCGCATCAGACCAATCTGAGGCAGGCGGTCGCCACCTCGGTCAGATCAATGCTTGGCTCTTATATTTCCATGGGAACCCAGGCCCTTACTCATTGGGTATCGATGAAACTGGGAATGCTGACCGCCGATAAGGTCGGCACCACCGAGCTCCAGGCCGAAGCCGCCAAGCGGGCCGCCGCAGAGCAAGGGTCGCAGACGACTCAGACGGCGGCGGTGGAGGCGGGCAACGCAGCCCGCTCAGCCTCGGGCACGGCGGCGGTGGCGACGGATGCCTCGACGCAGGATACGGGGATTCTCAAACATGCCGGATCGGCGGCGGCGGCGGTTTATGACGACGTCTCGCAGATCCCCTATGTGGGTTGGCTGCTGGCTCCTCCCGCCGCCGCCGCGGCCTTTGCCGCCGTGGCGGCCTTTTCGGCGGAAGGCGGCTGGGAACGGGTGCCCTTCGACGGCGCCCTGACCGAACTGCATAAGGACGAGATGGTGCTGCCGGCCGGCGTCGCCAATACGGTGCGCGCGGCTTCCTCGGCGGTGGGGGCCTATGGCCTGCCCAGCCAGTCGGCGGGATGGGCCAATCCGGCCCAGCCTCAGGTGGCTTCCACCGCCGCCGCAAGTTCGGGCAGCGGGGCCATGACCATGCATTACAGCCCCAATATCAGCGCTATCGACACTAAGGGTGCGCGGGACTTCCTAGACCAGCACGGGCGCTACATGGTCGATGTTCTGTCGCGTCAGCAACGCAATTTCGCACAGGTGAAGAAATGAGCAACGTCGTCTTTCCAACGCTGCCCGGCCTGGCTTGGTCGGTCGGCAAAAGCCCGGAATTCTCCTCCATCGTCAAAACGGCGGTGAATGGAGCCGAGACCCGCATCGCCTTGTGGTCGGCCCCGCGCTGGCACTTCAAGCTGAAGTACGAACTGCTGCGCGACGACGCTACCGACGAACTGAAAACTCTGGCCGGCTTCTTTTTGCAGCGCCAGGGGCAGTTCGACAGCTTTCTCTATCTCGATCCCGACGATAATAGCGTCGCTGGGCAGACCCTGGGGCAGGGCGACGGCACCACCACCAGCTTCACCTGCCTGCGTAACTTCGGTGGCTTTCTGGAACCGGTGGGGATGGTCAACGCCTCCCTGCCCATGTCCTTCGCTGTGGGCGGGCAGAGCTTGGCGTCCAGTGCCTATACGGTCAGCGGCAATCAGGTGACCTTCACCCAGGCTCCGGCCTCGGGGCAGGCGGTGACGGGAAGCTTCAGCTTCTATTTCCGCGTGCGCTTCGCCGCCGATACCGCCGAGTTCGAACAATTCATGCATCAGCTCTGGCAATTGCAGAGCTGTGAATTGGTGAGCGTGAAATGATCAGCGTCTCGACACAGCTACAGGCCTTGCTGACCAATGGCAGCTATGGCCGGGCCGATCTCTATACCATTACGCCGGTGGGGCTGCCGGTCCTGACCCTGACCTCGGGCGATCAGGATGTCGTCTATAACGGCGTGACCTACAGCCATGGCCTGCTGCGGATCACCCGCGACCGCTTGCGCGTCGTGGCAGGGTTGGAGACCGACACCTTTGCCCTGACCCTGACCGTAGATTCCGCCAACGAGATGACCCTTAACGGTGTGCCCTTCCGGCAGGCGGCCCAGTGGGGCCTGCTGGACGGGGCGCAGATCGAGCTGGACTGGGCCTATATCGACACCTGGGGGCCGCCGCCCGATGTGGTGGGGACACTGACCCGCTTCGTCGGTCTGGCCGCCGATATCGCTATCGACCGCACCGGCGTCAAGATTTCCTGCAAGTCGTGGCTGTCGCTGCTGGATACCCAGGTGCCCAGTCAGGTCTATCAGGCCCATTGTCGCTTCATGCTGGGAGATTCCCACTGCGGCGTGAATGTCTCGGCCTATAGTAAGACCGCCACGGTGACGGCCATGGGGACTGTTTCCCAAGTTTCCACCTCTGTCACCGATGCCGATGGCAGCTGGAACCAGGGTTGGATCAGCTTTTCCAGCGGCCTCAATAATGGCGTCAGTCGAGGCGTCCGGACTCAGGTGGGCGGCTTGCTGACCCTGATCGGTCCCTTGCCCTGGTCGCCCTCGGTCGGGGATGCTTTCACCATCTATCCCGGCTGCGACAAGACCATGCCGACCTTTACCACGGCGTCCTTGGCCGAGACGGTGCCGAAGGCTGCGCCTTATACGATCACTGCGCCCAGTTTCGTTGAAGATTACGGCGTGTCTCAGCAGGTGCAGGTCGCCCAGCGGGACCCGGATACCGGAGTCGTCAGCTATTCCACCAGCACTCAAAGCATGACCTGCGTCAGTACCGGTACTCCGGCCAAGGGGGACTATGCGGTCAGTAACGCCGGCGTCTATAGCTTCGCCGCTGCCGATGCCGGCAGTAGCGTGACCATCTCTTATCGCAGCGTCGCCTCGGGCTGCTCGGCCAGCTGCTGGACGGCCTTCCACAATCCGGAACGCTTCGGCGGAATGCCCTTCATCCCCGCTGCTGAAACCGCGACCTAATACTGTCACGCCACTGATGTGGCTTGACCTATTGTCCCTCGCCGGGCGCGGCTCCTCGCCGCTTGGCCTCGGCCTCAATGGCCTCTGACCGCCGAGCGTGCTCTTGAAAAGGAGTTGTTAGAGCGCTCGGCGGCATAAGGTTTCTTCTCCATGACAGAGCTGGAAGTAAAGCAACGCCGGGCCGTGGTGGCCGAGGCGCGAAGCTGGCTGGGTACGCCCTACCACCATATGGGGCGCGTCAAGGGAGCCGGCGTCGATTGCGCCATGCTCCCCGCCGAAGTCTATGCCGCCTGCGGGATGATCCCCCGCCAGGAGGTTTCCTTCTATCCCATGGACTGGAACATGCACCGGGGTGGCGAACGCTATCTCGCCCAGGTGCTGGAGCATGCGGTCGAGGTCGAAGAGGCTCCCCAGCCCGGCGATCTGGTGCTGTGGCGCTATGGCCGCTGTCTGGCTCATGGCGCCATCGTCCTGGAGTGGCCCCGGATCATTCATGCCGTCGTGCGCCTGGGCGTGGTGCTGGACGACGGCCTATCCCCGTCGCTGATGCGCGAGCGCCGCGATGGTCGCCCGCGCGAGCGGCATGTCTATAGTCTTTGGAGAGCGCGGCCATGAGCATGCTGACCGGCGGGGGCAAGAAACCCCAGGCCCAGACCATAAGTTCCGTCAGTGATCTTACCGTCCAGACTTCGACCCAGGGCGCCGTGGTGCCCGTGGTTTATGGCACCCAGCGGGTGACCGGCAATATGATCTGGTACGGCGACTTCAAGGCCATCCCGCAATATTCCAATAGCGGCTCGGGAGGCGGCGGCAAGGGTGGTGGCGGCGGCGGAAATTCGACCGTCAGCGATTACGACTATCAGTGCGCCTTTGCCTTTGCCGTCGCGGCAGGCTCGGCGGTGGATGTGGGACGGATCTGGTGGGAGAAGAATCTCTACACTCTGTCCAGTCTGCCGGGCAGCGCCGCCTTGTTTCAGGGCGGTCTGGACCAGTCGCCCTGGAGCTATCTGTCCTCCTATCACGCCGGCGAGGACCTTAACTATCCCGGCCTGGTCTATGTGGGGATGAGCGGCGTCGATCTGGGCGATAGCTATGATACGCCCAATATCGCCTACGAGCTGTTGGGCAAGGGGCCGGCGGCCAGCGTCTATGCTCTGACCGATTTGGGCTATTCCATCAACCTGGCGCCGCTGACGGCGACGCTGCCCACCGCCGCCGAGCAGGCCATTGCCGCCCAGTTGGGGGCCACCTCGGTTCTAAGCGGTAATCAGGCTTTCGATACCTCGCCGGCCTATTGCCTCTATGACCTGGTCACCAACGACATCTATGGCGCCAGCTTCCCGGCGGCCAGGGTGGCCGATCTGTCCAATTACGCCCTATGGTGCGAAGCTCAGGGCATCACCATGTCGGTGGTCCTGGATCAGGCCCAGGACGCCCGTTCGGTGCTTCAGGGCTGGCTGGCGATGACTCAGGCCGAGGCGGTATGGTCGGCCGGTATGCTGCGGATCGTGCCTTATGCCGACGCCACGGTCAGCGGTACCCGCATGGATGGCACCACCGCCACCTATACTCCCAACCTGACCCCGGTGATGAGCATCGATGATTCCATCATGCTGCAAACCCAAGAGGGCGAGCCGCCGCTGACCGCCACCCGCAAAGACCCGGCGGACGCCAGCAATCGCGTCACTCTGGAATATACCGACCGCTCCAACGCCTATGCCCTGACGGTGGTGACCAGCGAAGATCCGGCCCATATCGCCCGTTATGGTTTGAGGGCGAGTTCCAGCGAAACGGCCCATCAGTTCACCTCGGGCACAGTGGCCCAGACGGTGTCCGATCTGCTGCTGGCCCGCAGCACCAACATTGTGACCACCTATGAATGGCGCATGGGTGGGCCGGCAGTCCTGCTGGAGCCCATGGACATTATCGCCCTGACCGACGTCGATCAGGGACTGAACGCCACCCCGGTGCGCGTGCTGGAGATCGAGGAGGAGGACGACACCGTCTTCCGCGTCAAGGCCGAGGCGGTGCCGGGAGCCATTGCCGTCACGGTGGAACGCCCGCTTCAGGCTTCGCTGGGCTATGCCGCCGACCATGGCGCCGATCCCGGCGATGTCAATCCGCCGGTTCTGTTCGAGCCCCCCGCCGCCCTGACCGGCGGTGATCTGGAGCTTTGGGTGGCGACGTCGGGTGGGACCAACTGGGGCGGGGCCAATGTCTGGGTCTCGGAGGACGGCAGCAGCTATTCCCGCATCGGTACGGTGACGGTGCCCTCACGCCATGGCGTGCTGTCGGCGGCTTTGGCCGAGGGCAGTCCGCTGGATGTGGTCAATGGCCTGTCGGTCGATCTGTCCATATCCCGCGCCCAATTGGGCAGCGGTACGGCCTTGGATGCGGCCAATTACAACACCCTTTGCTATGTGGACGGCGAATATCTGGCTTATCAGGACGCCCTGCTGACGGGGGCCAATCTTTACACTCTGACCAGCCTTTACCGCGGCCTTTACGGCAGCAATGCCTCGGGTCATGCCGCCGGGACCGCTTTCGCCCGGCTGGACGACGGCATCTTTAAATATTCCTTCAGCTCTAGCCAGATCGGTCGGCCCCTGACGGTCAAATTCACCTCGTACAATCTCTTTGGTTCGGCCGAGCAGGATTTATCGACGGTGACGGCCTATGACATCACCGTGGTGGGCAACGCCAAGGCGGCGGCTCTGCCCGAGGTCACCGGGCTGACCACGGCCTATGTCTCGGGGATTTCGCAGCTGTCGTGGGACGCCGTCAGCGACAGCCGCAATCCCGACTTCGAGGTCCGCAAGGGCAGAAGCTGGGGCAGCGGCATCTTCGTTTGTCGCACGACCATCCCTCAGACTCCGTCGGTGGGGGATGGCACCTATTGGGTGGCGACCCATTACACCGTGGCCGATGGCTACGAGCTTTATTCCAAGACTCCTGCCTCGGTTTCCATCTCGGGCTCGCAGATCGTCAGCAATGTGGTCGCCAGTTATGACGAGGCGGCTTTGGGCTGGGGCGGGAGCATGAGCGCGCTGATCCCTGTCGGCGGCACGTTGCAGATGGATGCCGGCGACGATCTGTGCGCCACCGACAATGTCCTGACCCAGGGCAATCTCATCTATGCCAGTGGAGCGGCGGTGGCCGGCAGCTATAGCATCCCGGCCTCGCGCCGCATTGATGTCGGGCGGGTGGCAACCTGCCCGGTGGTTATGGCGGTTCATGCCATTGCCCAGCCCTGCCTGCAGGACTTGCGGACCTTTGTCGACATCCTGCAGCAGGCCGACCTCTGTGCCGCCAATCTGGGGCCGCTGGTCAGTGCTGCGCCCCAGTTGCGCATCTCTCAGGACGGCGTGACATGGGGTAATTGGCAGAACTGGCTTCCCGGCAGCTATACCGGCCGGATGTTCGACTTCCAGCTGCTGCTGTCTACCTCGGACAGATCGGTGATGCCGGTGGTCGAGGGATTTTCTTATCTGGTGGATGTGCCGGACCGGCTGGACAGCTTCAACGCCCTGCCGGTGCCCACCGTCGGGCTGCAGGTCAATTTCACCGCCGGTCTGTTGGGCAATCCGGCGGCGGCTTTCAACGGCGGCTCCAACGGTCAGGCGGCTCCCAATCTGCTGGTTACGGTGGTGGGGGGCAGCGCCGCCGATTCTCCGGTGATCTCTAATCTCACCACCTCCGGCTTCTTCATCCAGGTGCTGAACGGCGGAATCCCCGTCGCCCGTACCGTCAACATCATCGCGCAAGGATATTGATCCCATGACCCAGAACGTTCTTCAGATACCGACGGCGGCGCCGCTGTCGGGGATGGCCTTGGTGACGGACGTCAACAACGCCCTAGCCGGCCTGGCCAGCCTGTGCAGCGGCGGCACGGCACCCTCCGCTTCGTCTTTGGGGTTGGCTTCCCTGGCCGGTTTGCTGTGGCATGACACCCAGGCCAATCAGCTGAAACTGCGCAATCAGGCCGACAGCGCCTGGATCGTGCTGGGGTCGGTCAATGAGACCAGCGGTGTCTTCGTTCCGGCGGCGGCCCGGGTCTATTCCCCCCTCTCCGCCGCCACTACTTTGGCGCTGGCGAATGCCGGCCAGTTCCTGCTCTGCTCGGCGGCTTTGACCCTGACCTTACCCACCACCTCGGGCCTGACCACGGCCTGGTGCGTCTCGATCTTCGCCAAGGGCGGCCCGGTGAGCCTGTCCCTGGCCAATAGTTCGGACGCTTTGAACGGCGGCGTCGGTGGTTCCATCATCGTCCCCAAGGGCTATTACGCCGAGCTGGTCACCGATGCCGCCGGCAATTATTCCGCCGTGGTGATCCCGGCCAGTCTTGGAATCTCGGTCCTGGCTTCGGCGGCGACGGTGGACTTGGGCACGGCTGCGTCGCAGGTGGTCTCCATCAGCGGCACCACCAGCATCACCAGCTTCGGGGCCTCGGCTCCGGCGGGCACGGTCTATACGCTGCAGTTCGCTGCCAGTTTGACCCTGGCCTATAACGCCGCCTCTTTGATTTTGCCGGGTGCGGCCAACCTCACCACGGCGGCCAATGACTGCGCCCAGGTCCTGTCGTTGGGCTCGGGCAATTGGATTTGCATCGACTATCAGAAGGCCAACGGCCAAGCGGTGGCCAGTGCCTTGGGCTCGTCTCCTGCGGTGCGGCAGACGGCTTTGGTCGGTGTCGTCAACAGCAGCGGTCAGGCCAATTTCGTTAATTCCGGCACTGCTTTGCGTCCCGGCCTATCGGCAACGGCGGCGACGCTGCTGCTGGCCTTTGCCTCAGGTTACGGCTCGGGTGGGGCGGTTGATTACGTCGAGCAAATCGCCGCCGACAGCACCACTTTCTTTCCGACCCTGACGGCCAATGGTCTGTCGTACCTCTACGCCACCCGCGTTTCGGCTGGCAACGTGACGGGCGGCGCGACCCTGGCTCCGGCTCAGGTTGGGGGAAGTTACAATCAGGCGGCTCAAAGTCTCTTGCAGTTTGGCGGCGCGGCGGGCAGCACGAGCTTCCTTGATGATTTCGGGAGCATTTGGACGGCGCAGGGCACCGCCAAGGTTCAGGCCAATCAGTTCAAGTTCGGCACGGGCGCTCTTGGGGGTGGCGGCACGAACAACGCCATGAACGGCACCAGTGATTGGCTGAAGTCTACGGCCATCACTTCGCTGGGCAGCGGTGGATGGTCAATGCGAGCCTGGGTTTACAATACCGCATGGTCATCCAATCAGAATTGCTTGTTCTGCCTTTCAACGGCTGGCGGCTACGGAACGGTCATTGGTATCAACCCGTCTGGTCATACAGTTCTTAACATCTCTTCTAATGGCATGTCGAATGACATCGCCAATGTCACGGTGGGCACCGCGACCATCGCCCTAAATACTTGGGCGTTTGTCGAGATGACCTACGATCCTGTGGCGGGGAAGATTTACACCTACGTCAATGGCGTGGTGGATCAGACGATTTCAACGTCCGGCAAGACCGTCTTCGGAGGCAGCCCTTATCTTTGCCTTGGCTCGATCGTGGGTATCGCCAACTATTTCATGCAGGGCTACATCGACAAGCCGGAAATCCTGCCTTACTGCCAGCATCCGGCAGGCGCGACCTATTCGGTGCCGACATCGGCTCCATCGATCTCTGCCGCCGGTTACGCCAGCGACTGGTTCGACACCGTCAACATGGTGATGAAGTCTCCCAGTGCCGCCAGCACTGTGGCAGGAAGCAACCCGACCCTCACCGTCAGCAACAAACTTTATCTGGGCGAGGCGACGGCTGGGGCAAGCGCCATCAGCAGCGTCGTAAGCTACGCCTATCAGGGCCGGTATGACAGCGGGGCGATTGCGACCTTGCCTGGGACATCAACGGCCGTAATGCTAAATCATAATCTTGGGACGAAATTGGCGGCGGCGTCCATTGTCGTCGAATGCCTGACGTCGGAACAGGGGTATGCCGCGGGCACTCGGATCATAAATCCGCTCGTCATCGACAGCACGGCCTCTTCCCGTTCCATCCCCCCAACAACATCGGTCACGACCAAGGTTGTAACCTTTGCCACGAATAATGGCGGCGGACCTTGGACCGCCCTCCCCGCAGCGGGAGGCGCTTTCGCTGGTCTTACCAATGCCAATTGGGCCTATCGCGTTCTTGTTAGCAGGAGTTTCTAATCATGGGTTACTGGTATTCTTCGAGCGAGGGCTATCACGAAGGCGATCCGATCTTCTCCGATGATCTCGCCGCCCTCCAGCGTCCCGACGCCACTTATGATCCTGTTCTGACCGCCACTCCGGTCTCCTGGGTGCAAAACGTTTCTCGGGCGGCCTTCGCCAAGAGCGCCCAGACCCAGTCTTCCATCGACAACCTGTCTGCCCAAGGTTCCGACGCCTCCATGAGCCGGGGGCTGGAGGATCTGGTTGGGCTCTTGATCGCCAAAGGCACTATCGCCAAGACCGATCTGCCGGCGCCTTTGCTGACCAAGATCGACAATCGCCGCGCCGTTCGTGGTCAGGCGGCCTTGTGATGGGCGGCGAAAGCATCTCGGTCTGGAGCGTTCTGACCGTGGTGATGCTGCCTTTGCTGGGTGGCGCTTTCTTCCTGTTGTGGACCCGGTTGGACAAGCATCAAGACACCGACGCCATCCATCACGACAACGTCTGGGAAGCCATCCACGAGCTGCGCAACGGCCTGCAACATCACCAGGTGGACTGCGAGCGGCGCTTCGTCAAAACCGACGATCTGCGCTCGCTGGAAGAACGTCTTGACGGGCGGCTGGGGCGGATCGAGGGAAAGCTCGACGCCATCGCCGCCCCCTGTAGTGGAAAGGGAGTTTGATGATCATGGGTATCAATCCGGGCCAGTTACGTCAGCTGGTCATTTCTCCGGCCCTGGCCTCCATCGGTCTGGGCGGGCAAGCCGCCGAAGAGCTGCTGATGGGCACCGTCCTGCAAGAGAGCGACGGCGGTTTCTATTTGCATCAGCTGGGGCAGGGGCCGGCTATCGGCATCTTCCAGATGGAGCCGCGCACCCACGACGATCTGTGGGCGAGCTTTCTGTCCCGTCGGGCGGATTTGTCGGCCAAGGTCTCGTCGCTGCTGATGCCGGGGCAGAGTCGTCTGGATCAATTGGCCGGCAATCTGCTTTATGCCGCCGCCATGGCCCGGCTGCTTTATTATCGCTGCCCCGAGCCTTTGCCGACCGCTGGCGATATCCCGGCCCAGGCGGCCTTTTACAAGCGTTGGTACAACACCGCGCAAGGGGCCGCCTCGGTCGAGAGCTATCTGCAGCGTTGGAAGGCCGCTTTCCCATAAGAGCCAGTGCCGCCATCTTTTATCCGCACCGCCCAGCCCACAGGCCCGGCGGTTTTTTTATGCCCAAAATTTGCCCAAAATCTGAAGGAGAGTTTTCATGGACAATTCCACCGTCGCCGATCTGACGCCGCTGGCCACCCTGGTGGCACAACTGCTGATCGCCGTTCTGGCCGCCATCGCCACCTGGGCCGCCGCCTGGGTCAAGAAACGGGCCAATATCGCCGCCGACAGCGATATGAGCCATCAGCTCGACAGTTTGTTGGCTGAGGCCGTCAGCTTCGCTCAGGCTCATCTGATGACCCTGCTGGGTAACACCGACTTCGCCAAGGTCGAGACCCGCAATGCGGCTGTACAGCTGGGCCTATCCTTCGTCAGCTCTCAGGCTCCCGGCATTCTGCAGTCTTTGGGTTTGAGTGATCAGCATGTGGCCGATCTGCTGCTGGCCAAGATGGCGAAGCTGGACCCGACCTTGGTGCTGCCCGGTTCGGTGGCTTTGCCGACGGCTCAGCCTTCGGTTCCGGCCCCGGCCCCGCAGCCTTTGCCGCTGGCTCCGGCTCCGGCAGCCTGATGGAACTGGCGGCCCTGCTGGGGCAATTGCTCCAGGCCTTGTCCGGGCTGCTGCCCCTGCTGCTGGCGGAAATCGCCGGCAGCAGGGAGGCCCGGTGTTCCCAATTGGAAAATGATCTGGAGGTGAAAAATGCGCAGCTCTCTTGCCGCCGTCCTGGCGATATCGATTCTGCTGTGCGGATGCTCTGAACCGTCCAAACCGGCCTGTCCGCCCTTGGGCGATTACGACCCGGCGTTTCGCACCAAACTGGCGGCGGAACTGCACCGACTGGGAGACGATAGCGCCGCCGCCCAGGTGGTCGAGGACTATGCTCTGCTGCGGGCCCAGGTCAGGGCTTGTGGGTGAAACGCAGGCGGGGCCCGAAGGGCCCGCCGGTTTCTTTTACAGCTGATCCGGCAGCACGCTCATGACGGTGCGCGAGCCCTTGATGATGGTGATGGCCAGGCCGTGGACCTGGGGCAGGATGCTTTCGGCATAGAACCAGGCGGTGGCCAGTTTCGAGAGGTAGAAGCCCTGGTCGCCTTCGTTGGCGTCCAGGCGGGCGCGGGCGATCTTGGCCGAGCGGGCCAGCTGATAGCCGCCCAGCACATAGCCCAGCAGGCGCAGCAGCGGCACGGCGGCGGCGGCGGGCAGGCGGGGGTCGCGGACAGCCGCACCCAGCAGCCATTCCACCGACTGAAGGGCAACTTCGGCGGCGCTGGTCAGTTCGGTGCCGATGCCCTTCAAGAACTCGTCGGACTTGCCCGACAGTTCGGCGGCCAGTTCCACCACGTCGGCCAGAGCGGCGCGGGCGGTGGCGCCCTGGTCGCGCAGGATCTTGCGGTTGACCAAGTCGTTGGCCTGAATGGCGGTGGTGCCTTCATAGATGGTGGTGATGCGGGCGTCGCGCAGATGCTGGCAAGCGCCGGTTTCCTCGATGAAGCCCATGCCGCCATGGACCTGCACACCCAGCGAGGCGACTTCGTTGCCGA